AGAATATATGGCAGAGAAAGGTAAATTTATGTCTCAAGACGAGTATAAAAGAGCCTCTGATAAGCCATATAACTTTGTTGCGTTAAGAAGACTTTGGGCAAGCTGGTCACGATTAGAAGGATTAATCCAAGCTAATCACCCTGACTTATGGGAGAAAATGAACTCACCTGTAGCACCTAAGGTTGAAGAACCTCATGTTGATGGAGTAAAATTAGGAACTCCAAAGCCTGTTGCAACGAAAAAAGCACCAGCTAAAAAGGAGAAATAATGAAAAAGATATTTCATATAACTAATACTTTTGAAAAATCAGACATACAAGAAGATGGTTCAATAACTATTAAAGGATTAGCTAGTACTAATGCTTTAGATAGAACAGGTGATATAATTGATCACAATGCATGGAAAGAAGGTGGATTAGATAACTACGGTGATAATCCAATTATTCTTTTTAACCATGACTACAATAGACCGATTGGTAGAGCAAAATATTGCGATGTTACTCAAAAAGGTCTAGAGTTAGAAGCAAAGATTTCTAAGTCTGCTGGAGACATAGTAGAACTTATTAAAGACGGTGTCCTTGGAGCCTTTTCCGTTGGTTTCAAGGTCAAGGACGCTGATTATAACAAAGAAACTGACGGATTTTATATAAAAAGTGCCGAACTTCTTGAAGTATCAGTGGTGAGCATACCAGCAAACCAAACTGCTACTTTCTCAATCGCTAAATCTTTTGATAGTGAAAGTGATTATGAGAAGTTTAAGTCACAATTTAACAAGGCTCACTCTGTGGAGTCAGTTATAACTGACAAAACTGAGCAGCCAAGTGCCGCAAATGCGGATATTATGGAGAAAGATATGTCACAATCTGACAATTCAAGTCCAGAATTTGATCTGAAGGCATTTGCTGAAGAAGTTGCAAAGAAAACTGCAGCTTCTATTGCTATGCAACAAGCAGAGCAAAAAGCTAAAGATGACGCAGAAATTCAAAAAGCTGCTGAAATCGAAGCTGAAGCAAAGGCTGTTCAAGAGGCAAAACAGGACGAACAGAAAACTATTATTCAGGCTGGATTATCTGGCGCTGAAAAATTAGTGAATGATGTCGAGGAAAGACTTCTTAAGAAAGATGAGGATCTTCATCAGATAGTTGCAGAACTACAGAAAGATTTATCTGAGAAATCAGAAGAAATTATGAAGATGAGAGAGTCCAAAAGATTATTTGCAGAAAGAGGTAACTCTAACTGGAAAACAGCTCATGAAAGTGAGTTAATGGACGCTAAAATTCTTTCAGTCGTTCAAGGCAAAAAAGGAATTGATAATACATCATATGGCCAAGGTATCGTAGAAAAAATCAATGCTGATTCAGGTGTTGGTGTTTCATCAGCTGACTTCGAGCAAGTTGTTTCTACAAGTATCGAAAGAGACATTCAAAATGAATTAGTCTTAGCACCGTTATTTAGAGAAATCCAAATGACAAGTGCTTCAATGATTATGCCAATTCTACCAGACAGCGGTTATGCTGAATTTACAGCATCACAAGCTGCAAGTGGTTCATCACCACATGGTAACTTAGCTGAAAGAGGCGACACATTCGGCTCACCTTACGGTGGTGTTGACTTAACAGAAAAAACATTAACTGTTAAGAAGTTAATCTCAAAATCATTCATTGGTAATGAAACAGAAGAAGATGCAATTCTACCAATTCTTCCTTTAATTAGAGAGTCTATGGTTAGATCACATGCAAGAGGTATTGAACAAGCTCTATTAATGGGTAATGTTACAACTGACGGTGTGTACTCTGCATCATTTGACGGTCTAGTCAAATTAGCACAAGGTGACTCATACGAAGTTACCGATACTGGCGGAGGTTCTGGTGGAATCTTTGCGGCCGGTGATAAACTTGTTGCTTCAGACTTACTAGGCTTAAGAAAGAACATGGGTAAATATGGTATTAACCCATCAGAAGTTGTTTACATCGTTTCTCAAGAAGCTTATTATAATCTTCTAGAGGATGCCGAGTTCCAAGATGTTAACTTAGTTGGCGATATGGCAACTAAACTTAACGGGGAAATCGGACAGGTATTCGGATCAAGAGTATTACTCTGTGACGAATTTGTAGGCAAAGCAGCTACTAAGCATGCTGCTATCGCTGTCTACCCAAGAAACTATATTATGCCAAGATTAAGAGGCGTAACAATAGAATCTGATTACGATGTTGAGAACCAAAGAAGAGTTCTTGTTGCTTCACAAAGAATCGGCTTTACCGATATCATTGAAGACGCAACATCAGTCTATGCATGGAAATATGCAGC